ATGGAAAACAATAAACTTGCAGAACAAAGATTGGCAATTCAAAGAGAAATAGCTACAATGAAAGACGACATAGCAAGAGAACGTATAGATCAAGCTGCACAGTTTAAAGCTATGGACATAATGCGAGGATAATTTATGAGTTCAGTTAGACAAAAAGCACAAGCTATACACAAAGCCATGTTAAAACAAGAAGAGGAAATATTAAATGGTAATCAACCGATCATCAATGAAGATGCAAATAACCAAGCCGAAGTCAAAGAGACTAAAAAAGAAACAGTCAAAAAAACTTCGACCAAGGCTAAAGCGAAAACTAAAAAGGTAACTAAGTCAGCTCCTAAAAAAAGAGGCAGACCTAAGAAATCTAAAAACAAATAATATAGGTACAATTATGACAAAAGTAAAATCAAGTGTAACGATTAAAGATCAAGGAGAGGTTAAATACTCTACTCCTGAAAAAATACCTAATCCCTCTGCTCCACAACCAAAAGGTTATGGCGGTGGCAATTCAAGAGGTGGTCGTGCTGCACTTAGAGGAACTAAGTTCAAAGGCATTTTTTAATGGGGTTTCTTAATAAAATACTACAAGCTCAAAGACAAGCTCAAGGAGAAGTTCCTGCTGCTGCACCTAGACCCACACTAATTCAAGGCGGTCCAGCTTTTTTTACTCCTGAAGGATATACACCACCCATACAACCAGAACAAGCTTTCATGCCTACTGATGTTATGCGTGATCCAATTAGAGATATGTTTGCTGCTCAACCACCATTAACTAGAGGGCCTAGCTTACCTAAGCCTCCCATACCTCCTAGAGAAGATCAAATATTCATAGACGACATGCCTCCTATTGTACAAGAACCGCCTATGATAGTAGAAGAACCTCCTATGATAGACGAACCTACTGTAACTATGGATGATATAGACAGAATAAGAAGAGAGAGAGAAATAGAAATAGGTGACATAATGCCTCCGATATTAGATCGTAACATGATTGATTATGGTTATGGTCCTGGAATTAGACCGCCATTACCAGATGATTTTATGATAGAGGATAGTAGACCTGAACCTGATCCAATAGTGCCTGCCGTAGTTCCTCCAAAACCACCATTAATTCAAGAAAGACCATTAGGAAGTTTTGAAAATCCTTTGTTTACTCAGATAGGTATAGGATTAACAGGCACACCAATAGAAGAAAGAAGTGAGCGTTTATTAAGACCAATAGAAATACCTAAGCGTATTGATGAAATGTCTATAGAGAGATTACCAGCATTACCAATAGAAGATACAATGCCAATTCGTTTACCTGAGCCTATGCCTGTGAGACCTAGAATGCCTATGCCTGGACCTATAGCAACGCCTATGCCTATGACACCAATAAACTTACCAAAAATAGAATTACCAAGAATTGAAAGAAATCCACCAATGATGACTAGACGTAGAGGAATAGGATCGTTGATGTAATTAAAATTAGGAGAGAGCTAATTGGACGGAATAAGACTAGCAGAGTATTTTTTAAAAACTTTGCGAGAAAGAGAGAGAAATGCTGTTGACATTATTGCTAGTGGCAATATAAAATCAATGGAAGATTACAAATATGTTATGGGAGAGTTATCGGCGATTCGCTCCTTACAACAAGATTTAAAAGAAACGCTGCAAATGGATGACATCGATGGTTGATAAAGTCGCAGAAAAAACACAATTTGAAAAACACAAAGAACAAGTTGCAAAAGAGAAAGCAGAAAAGTCTTCAGAACTAGATAAAGCTTTTATAAAATCAGAAGAAAGAGTATTAGATCCTAAACTACTAGACAAATCACTACTTGACAGAATGCCTGATCCTGTTGGTTGGAGGATACTTGTATTGCCATACAGAGGTAAAGGTCAAACAGAAGGTGGTATTCAATTAGTTAAAGAAACTATCGATAAAGAGGCTCTAGCTACAGTAATCTGCTATGTTTTAAAAGTAGGCCCATTGGCTTATAAAGATAATAAATTTGGTCAGCCAAATAAATCTAACACTCCTTGGTGCAAACAAGGTGATTGGATTTTAATTGGCAGATACGCAGGAACTCGTTTTAGATTGGAAGATGACAACGAAGTTCGTATTATTAACGATGATGAAGTGATTGCTACAATCCTTGATCCAGATGATATTAAATCTTTATAGGAGTAAAGAATGAGCGAAGAAGCACAAAACATAGACGTTGAGATAACGGAAGAAAAAATAGAAAAGGCAGCACTTCCTGAAAACAGAAGAGTTGAGGAGGAGGTGCAAGATACTGCTGTCGAAGTAGAAGTCAATCAAGAAGTAGCACCTGTATCTGAAGATGAAATACAAGAGGACTTTGAGGCATCTCCTAAAGTAGAAGAAAAAGTAAAAGATCAATCAGATGTAGAAAAAAGAGCAGCATTAGCTCAAAACAGAATAAACAAAGCTGTAGCACAAGCTAAAGAGTTTCAAAGAAGAGAGCTCATGGCTGTTCAATATGCTAACGAACTTAAAGAACAAAACGAACAGTTAAGGCAATCTCAGAAAGCTTTTCAATCTAATTACGGAGATGAGTTTTCAAATAGAGTTGAGTCTCAACTAGCATTATCAAAACAAGCTTTAAAACAAGCTACTGAAGCTGGAGATGCAGAGGCCATAGCAACTGCAACCGAAGCTTTGAGCATGGCAACAGCAGATAAAGCTAGACATGAGCAGTATCAGCAACAACAAAAACAATACGAAGCTCAAGAACAAGCTTACTTAGAACAAGCTAAACAACAACAATATCAACAGCCACAGCCTGTTCAAGAAGAATATGATCAACCCTCTGAAAAAGCCAGAGAGTGGGCTCAAAGAAATACTTGGTTCGGAACAGACGATGTTGCAACCAGTGTAGCTTTTGCAGTTCATAAACAATTAGAGAACGAAGGCTTTGACACAGACAGTGACTCATACTATAGTGAGATAGATAAACGAGTGCGAGATAACTTGCCTCACAAGTTTAACGTGGAAGCGAACAAAAAACCCGTCCAAACAGTCGCTTCAGCCACACGCAACACATCGACTGGACGCAAACAAAATCGTATCGAGTTGACACCGAGCGAACAAGCATTAGCTAAAAAACTTGGAGTGTCATTTAAAGATTACGCAATACAAAAAGCGAGGTTACAGAAATCATGAGCGAAATAGATAATACTACTGAAAATAACAGAGCTACTAGAAACTCTGATACTAGAGAGACAAACACTAGACCGAAAGCTTGGAAAATGCCTTCAGCATTAGAATTGCCAGAAGAAGCAGTTAAACAAGCAGAGTCTCAAGGTTTGACTTATCGTTGGGTTAGAGAATCTATACTAGGCCAAGATGATAAAACGAACGTTTCAAAGAGACTTCGTGAAGGATTTGAGGTTGTTAGACCAGAAGAATTAATAGGCTCTCATGATTTACCTACTGTCGATGATGGTCGTCACGCAGGAGTAATTGGAGTTGGTGGTTTGATACTGTGCAAAATAGACAAAGAAATCGCAGATCAAAGAAATAATTTCTTTGAACAACAAACCCACAATCAAATGACTGCTGTTGAAAATGACCTAATGCGTGAAGAGAATCCTGCGATGCCAATTTCGAAAGAAATTAAATCAAGGGTGACTTTTGGTGGAGGAAACAAAGCATAGCTTTGTAAACTCTTAAATTAAAATTATTTTATAGGAAAAACAAAAATGGCAAATCAAGATGCTGCATTTGGAATGAAGCCTGTAAGAATGATGGGTGGTTCACCTTATACTGGTGGACAAAGTCGTTATAGAATAGCTGCAAACTATGGAACAAGTATCTTCCAAGGAGATATGGTAATGCAAGTAACTGGAGGCGGTGTAGAAGTACACGCTGACGGTGGCACAGTTCCTGTGGTTGGAGTATTCAATGGATGTTCTTACACCGATCCTACTACAAGCGAGCAAGTATTTAGTAATTTTTATCCTGCAAGCACTAATGCTTCAGATATAATTGCTTTCGTAATAGACGATCCTAGCGTTGTCTATGAGATACAAGCAGACGACACTTTCCCAGTGGCTGATCTGTTTGGAAACTTTGACATTGTTTACACAAGTTCAGGTAGTACCGTCACAGGTATTTCAGGAGCTGAGTTAGATGTCACAACAGGTGCTACAACGACAAATTTACCGCTTAAGGCGATTGATATTTCAGGAGATCCTGAAAATTCAGACGTTGCTGCGGCAAATACAAACGTTTTAGTTGTTATTCAAAATCATATCTGCGGCTTAAAAGGTGCAGGTCTAGCTTAATAAGGAGTATAAATTATGGCTATTTCAAGATCGCAATTAGCGAAAGAACTAGAGCCTGGGTTGAATGCCTTATTTGGCATGGAATACAGCAGGTACGAACAACAACATGCAGAAATATTTGAGACAGAAGCATCAGATAGAGCATTTGAAGAAGAGACCTTAATAGTAGGTTTCGGTAACGCAAAAGTAAAATCAGAAGGACAAAGCGTGGCATTTGACCAAGCATCTGAAGGTTTTACTGCAAGGTACTCACATGAGACCATTGCGTTAGCATTTGCATTAACTGAAGAAGCTATCGAAGATAATCTGTATGACAGACTGGGAGCCCGATACACAAAGGCTCTAGCAAGATCAATGGCACATACAAAGCAAGTAAAAGCTGCGTCTGTGCTTAACAACGCATTCTCATCAAGCTTTACAGGTGGAGATGGTAAATCATTAGTTGCTACTGATCACCCATTAACAGGTGGCGGTACATTTAGTAATAGACCAACTACATTTACAGACTTGAATGAGACTTCATTAGAGGACGCTCTTATTGCTATTTCAACTTTTGTTGATGATAGAAATATGATTATTGCTTTACAAGGTACAAAATTAGTAGTACCACCACAATTACAATTTGTGGCTGATAGACTATTACAAACACCTGGTAGAGTAGCGACATCTG